CCCGTGGCCGTGACGAGCGTGAGCACGACCACGATCAACATCACCAGCCCGGCCGTGGCCGGAACCATTGATTACAAGGTGGTGTACCGAACGGCGGCCGCGTGGAGCACGGCGCCCAACCGGGTGGACGAAGACATCATGCTGCTAGGAAACGCCACGGTCATCGTGGGCGGCGCCTGGGACGGCAGCGCGCTCGACGGCGGCGTGCATGTGAAAGCCGAGTCGAAAGCCTTCGAGTGGGCGCTGGACAACAACATCGAGGTGTACGAGTGCCCGGAGGCTGGCGGCTCGTTCGCGGGCGGCATCATCCGCGGGCAGCGCGCGCAGACCATCACCCTGCGCAGGCAGATGCGAAGCTATGTGTGGCAGCAGCTCCTCGAAGAAAACGGAACCACCAGCATCTATGTGAAGTTCGTTGGCAAGAGCGCCTACGAGACCGGCCGGTACTACACCGTGGAGCTGGTGTTCCCCAAGGTGGGAATCAAGACAGGCCCTGTGGCGGACGACAACCGCCTGCTGGGCGAAACGCTCACCCTGGACGTGCTCCAGGACGACACATACGGAAGCGTGGTGTGCATTGTGGAAAACATGCAGGCGTCATACGCCGCGTGAGCGTGCAGGGTGCAGGGTGCAGGGTGCAGGGTGCAGGGAAAGGCAAAAACAATGATCACCACAGAGGCCACAGAGGGACGCAGGGGCGCGGCCTGCGGCCGCGAAAAACAACGGCTTTTCTCTGTGCCCTCTGAACCTCTGTGGTCTCTGTGGCAAACCTTGCTTTACGCAAACTGAAAACCGGAGGAAACGGCAATGAGAAGCGAACAGAATCAGCAATCTTTCGACGGCGCCGGCATCAAGACCTACACATTCGAGGACGGGCGCAAATACGACCAGCGCATGCTTGTGGGCGGGCAGCTCAAGATGATACTGGGCGAGCTGTCCGATGTCATCGGGCTTTTCACGCAGGGCATGAGCGAGCTAGACATGCTGTGCGGCCTGGGCGACCGCGCCATCGAGATCTGCGGCATCGTGCTGTTGCCGCACGGGAAGCGCGCGCATGAAATCCGCGACTGGAAAGAGCACCGCCGCCTTGTGACCTGGACCATTGACCCCGGCATGGCGGCCGAAGTGGTGCGCGATTTTTTATCCGTGAACCCGGTCTCCTTGTGGTTCGAAACATGGAGCCTGGCCGGGAAGGAAGCGGCGAAGCTGATGCCCGCGGCGCCGGAGACAGCGTTGACAGAGCCGTCGCCCAGGCCGCTGGAGGAGACTGCACAAAGCACAGGCGAATAATGTGGCTGACGCCCTGGGCCACGGTGCGGATATACCTCGAACGCCTCGAGCGCGAGGCGCGCGAGGCCGCGGCCCGGCGGCGCGAGTGGGCGGATTTCTGGATTCAGCTTCTGTGCGGATCCGGAGACGCGGACCCGCTGGAGAACCACGGCCTGTCGGACCTCATGGAGGAATTCAAGCTGAACTGCGGGGCGCGCTGGAAAGAAAGCCTTGGGGATTACCTGGAGATGAAAGCGGCCGGGGAAGACGACACGCAACGGTGGAAGAATCTGCGGGACCGGTTCGAGGAAATCAGGGATAAGGATTAACGCAGGCGGGATGAACCGCGAGGAAACAGGGACACGAAGAACGCGAACAGCTCGAACGCGGCGCCCGCAGAGAAGATGACAAAAAGAATCTGCGGGACCGGGCGGAGAAAATCGAGTCCGCAGAACACAAGACAGATGAGCGCGACGACCAGGCTGGACATAGTAAATCCATTATAACCCGGAACCGCGCGGAGCGCAAACAATGGCTGGCGACAAAGTTCAGATCACAATCAGTCTCAAGGATGAAATCAGCGCCGCGCTCCGGCGCGTGCAGGCGGCGGTGGCGCAGAGCAACACAAGCATTGCGGCCTCGTTCCGCGCAGGAGGCGCGGCCGTGGACGCCTTTAACCACACGCTGAACAACGGTTCCGCGGCCGTGAAAGGCATGGTGCGCAACCTGCTGGCGCTGGGCGGCGCGGCGGGCGCGCTGGACGCGATTCGCAATCTTGGCAAAGGCGTGCTCGATACGGCCGGCAGCATGGAGACGGCGCGGGTGCGGCTCGAAACCATGTACGGCAGCGCGCAGAAGGCGTCCCAAGTGTTTGACTACATGACGGCCAGCGCAAAGAAGCTGCCGCAGACAATGCCGGAAATCGTTGACGCCAGCACGGTTATGAAGAGTTTCGGCATGGATGTGCAGAAGTGGCTCAAACCCGTGGCTGACATGTCGGCGTACATGGGCATCAGCCTTCCGGAGGCCGCGGCCGCGGCCGGCCGCGCGTTCAGCGCCGGGGCGGGCGCCGCGGACATTTTCCGAGAGCGCGGCATTCTGAATGTGATCAAGGACTTCAAGGGCCTGGAAAACGCCACGGACCTGGCCAATATGTCGCTCGAAGAATTCCGCAAGGCCATGTTCGACGCCGCGTCGAGCGCGGAGAGCGGCATCGGCGGCATGACGGACAAGATGGCCAAAACATGGGCCGGGCAGATCAGCATGATGCAGGACGCCTGGATGCTGTTTCTGAACCGCATCGCGGACGCGGGCGTGTTCGATTTCGCCAAGAAGGAAATGAGCAGGCTGCTGGCCTCCGTGGATGAACTTGCCAAAAACGGGCAGCTCGAAAAGTGGGCCAGGCAGGCGAGCCGCGCGCTCAAGGACATGTACGAGTGGACCAAGAAGCTGCTCTCGGGCGCGGTGGAGCTGTTCAAATTTCTTTCGGACAACAGGCACATGGTTGCGGCCGTGGCCATCATTGCCGGCATGCTCTCCGCATACAAGAAATTCAGCGCGGCCATCAAGGCCGTTCGCGCGGCGCTCGCGGCGTATGAGTTATCCCTCGCCAAGGCCTCTGCCAAGCTGGATACATTCACCACAGATGTGGGCTACACGGCGACCAAAGTGAAATCGTTTGGGGCTTCGCTTAACTCATTGACCCTGGCCGGGTTCATGGCCCTTCTGACTTATGCCATCGGCAAGGTCATGGAACTGGCGGACGCTGTAAAACAGGCCAGCGACGCCGCAAAGGAACTGAAAGATCTACAGGATGAACAGCCCAACACAAAGGCGCGCAACGCGCGCGCGGACATGGTGTTCAGCAGCCTTGCGGCCGCGCAAAAAACCGCAAAAAAGTACGAGGGAATGACTCCGGAGCAGATCAGGGCCGAGCTGAACAAGGGCGGCAACAAGGCGTGGGACGAATACAAGAAGGCTTACGAGACAATTGAAATTGCCGGCGCGCTTGGAGCGCGCGGCGAGTACGGCGACCTCGGCCGCCAGGAGACGGCCGCGGAATGGCGCGAGCGCATGAAGCGGCAGGGCGGCGAGTTCACGAGCGACAAATACAACACACGGCCGAAGATTAAAAAGAAAATGCCGCAAATGGTCTACGATCCGGCCTCGGGGACCTGGCACAAGGAACTGCGCGACGTTCTTGTTGACGACCCCAAGGGCCGGCCCGATGTCGCGGCGTTCGGAAAGAAAATCTCCGTCAACGAATTTGTGAAGATGTCGGAACAAGCCGCGGGGCTGAAGGCCACGATGGAACAGGTCATGGCCGGAAATGTGAAGTTCGAAAAACGGTTCGCGCCAGGCGGCGGGCTTGGCACGCAGATAAACGAATACGAACAGCCTGTGCTGATCGGCTCCGGCGCCGCTGGCGGGTCCGGCAATTTTGGGCAAGTGTACGGCCGGGCGTTCGATATGCTGAATCCGCCTAAGCTGGCGGCGCCGAAAAACACCAGGGCCAAAACATCGGAAGACCGCGGCCCCGCGGAGCAGGGAACCTACGCCCTTTCGCATTTCTTGAACGAGCAGGGCTTTGTGGACGAATTCACGGCGTTCAACGACAAGAAACACAAGAAAGGCAAACACCCGCAGGGGCTGGCGCTGGACTTCAAGCTGAAAAACGCCTCTGAATCGGCGGCCGTGAAAAAACACATCGAGGGATTACGGCGGCAGGCCGGGGTCAAGGGCTATGTGAAGGATGAGTATTTAACAAAAAGCGACGGTTGGACAGGTCCGCACATGCACGCGCAATTTGCAGACCAGAAACAGGCGCAGAAATTCAACCGGTGGTACGCGGCGCAAAAAGCGGGATTCGCGCGCGCGCCCCAGGGATTCGAGGATGAGCAGTGGTATGCGGGTGTGAATGAAAAACGCGCCGCGGCCGCGGACCGCGCGCGCACGGATGCCGAACGCGACGCCAGGGACCGCGAGCAGAATCTGAACAGGCTCGGCGGCAGGCTCACGGACATGCTGGAAACATTCGAGGCCGAGGCCTCGAAGACAATCGAGCAGAACGCGCTGTTCAGAGACTTGAAAGCGAATATTCTGATGAGTCCCGAGGACGCGGCGCGCCGCGACGCGCGCAAGCGCGGGCAGAAAATTTACGAGGAAAACGCCGGGCCGGCCGGCAAATTCCGCGCCAGGGAACTGGCAGACCTTTATGTAGAGAAAGAGCTTGCGAAAATAGACGAACAGGAACAGCAGAAAAAGCGGCAGGAAGCGGCCGCAGCAAAACAAAAGGCCCGCGGCCTCACGGACATCCGCATGGCCGGGGCGACCGAATTCGCTGTCCAGCGCGAGCAGGCGCGGCGCTGGTACGAAGATCAGCGCGAGGAGTACGGCGACCTCACCGAGCTGCACCGCGCCTACAGGCTCAAGCTCGTCGAGATTGACAACGACGAACTGGAGCACAGAAAACAGCAGGCGGGCTACTGGGCGCAGTTCGAGTTCGCGCAGCTCCAGCGCATGCTTGGCGACACGGCCACGGCCGAGGCCGAGAAGGTGCGCATCCGCGAGGAGATTAACCGCCGCATCCAGGACAACGAGATCGGCCAGCAGGAAGCCATGCGCCAGGGGTGGAGCGACACGGTGAGCCGCTTCGCGCAGGACGCGCAGATCATGGTGGAATTCGGCCAGCAGGCGGCCGAGAGGCTGCGCACCGGATTCAGCGACACATTTTTCGCCTTCTTTAAACGCGACATATCGAGCATCAAGGATCTGTGGCGCGACATGCTGGGCAACATAAAAGACATGTACATCCGCGCGTTCAGCGACATGCTGGCCAAACGCATGATGGCCGGGCTGTTCGGCGACGGGCTGTTCGGGTCCGGGCCGCAGGCCGGCGGTGTGCTGTCCGCAGTGTCCGGCCCGCCCAAGGGCAGCCCGGCCGCGGGGCTGCTGTCGGTGTTCGGGCTGGCCAAGTTCGCGGAGGGCGGGGTCACGGACCGGCCGGGCATTTTCGGCGACGCCGGGCCGGAAGCCGCGGTGCCGCTGTCGCGCAACAGAAAAATTCCCGTGGAAATTCTTGCGCGCGGCACAAGCGCGCCAACGCAGGTGGTGCGGAACACTTACCAGTTCAACATCCGCGCGGACGACGCGCAGAGCTTTTTGCAGGCCCGCGGCCAGATCATCGCGGCCATCGCCGAGGCCAGCGCGCGCGCCGTTGCCCCTGGCGCCGTGGCCGCGGACATCGAGAACGCGGGCGTGATGCGCCAGTATTTCGCGCGGTGAGGGTGCAGGGTGCAGCGCACAGGGGGCAGGGAAAGGCAAAGGCAATGACAACCACAGAGGCCACAGAGGGACACAGGGCGCGGCCTGCGGCCGCAAAAAAGCGGGGTTTCTCCGTGGACTCTGTTGCTCTGTGTTCTCCGTGGTAATCTTTGCTTTTCTTTTGCCTTTGACTTACCGGAAGACGGGAGACGGGAGACGGAAATGCCAACGCCTGAATTCACTTACACGCCCAACTACACATATCCGGTTACGGATGAATGGGACACGGGTGTTACGCAAAGCCGCAACGGCGCAGAGCGCCGCGCCAGCCGCCGCAACAGCGTGATGAAGAGCTGGGAGCTGGATTTCCGCACGCTCACAGAGAGCGACGCCACTGGTATGCAGATTTTTTTCAATGCGCGCAAGGGGCGCTTCGAGGCGTTCAACTGGACCTGCCTGCTGGATTCCACGCAGTACCTGGTGCGGTTCGACACGGACAAGTTGACCTTCGAGAAAACCGGAAACAAACGGTTCCGTGTGCGGGTGCCTCTGCGCCAGGTCACGGCGTGAGAGGGTGCAGGGAAAAGCAAAGGAAAAAGGATTGACGCAGAGGACGCAAAGAGGCAGAGGGCGCAGAGAAATGCAAAGGCATGGCTATTACGCGGCCAGCAGCCGCGCAAAACCGATCCGATTTTCCCCTGCGTCCTCCGCGAACCTCTGCGCACCCTGCGTCAATCCTTTGTATTTGCCTTACCGGAAGACGGAAGACGGAAGACGGGAGCCTGAATTTTGAGATCCCTCCACGCTGATGTCATCACCGAGATCGAAAAGAACGCGGTCACATTCTGCTATATTCTGGAACTCACCCTGTCCGGAGGCTCTGTGCTGCGCTTCACGGACTGGGAGGAAAACCTGGCCGTGGACGGTGACACCTATTACAGCCGCGGCATGGAGTTCGGCCAGGCCATGATGAACACCACCCTGGCCACGGACCCCATCACCATAACGCTCGACAATGTGGACGCCGCGCTCGCGGCCGCGGCCGTGGCCAACGACCTGCGCGGCGGCGGCATGGTTCTCCAGCAGGTGTTCGTGAACGCGGCCGGCGCGGTCATCGGAGACCCGGTCATGGTGTGGAGCGGCACATGCGTTCACACGGAACTCGACGAGGACACATGCAAGGTGCACGGCAAGAGCCAGATGGCCAGGCTCGACCGGGTGTGCCCGCGCCGCACCTTCGACAAGACCTGCCCGTGGGTGTTCGGCGACGCGGACTGCGCGTTTGACGCAAGCACCACCGAGGTCACGGCCCAGACATGCGACGCGGGCACGACCGCCACGGTGATCGCGGACGCGGCCCGCTCCGAGGCCAGCGACTTCTGGAAAGACGGCATTTTGACCATGACCAGCGGGGCGACTTCCGGCCAGGCGCGCCGCGTGCTTTCGAGCGCGTCCGGAACAGTGACCCTCGAACACGCGCTCACCACCATGCCGTCACCCGGCGACGGGTACACGCTCCAGCAGGGCTGCGACCAGTCCTGGAACACCTGCGACAGCAGGTTTTCCAACACGGACAACTTCGGCGGGTTCGTGAGCCTGTCCGAGCAGATCGTGAAGTATTGAACAGGGTGCAGCGCGCAGGGTGCAGGGTGCAGGGGAAAGCAAAGGCAAAAGATTGACGCAGAGGGCGCAGAAAATGGCAAAGGCAATGACAACCACAGAGGCCACAGAGGGGCACAGGGGCGCGGCCGCGGGCCGCGCATTAAATCCGGAAGCCGGAAGCCGGAAGCCGGAAGCCGGGTTTCCACCTGCACCCTGCACCCTGCCACCCGCCCCCTTATATAAAGAATATTCCAATAAAGACCTCGCCCTGGTGGCCCAGGCCCTGGCCGGGTGGGACATGGTCTATTACGCCTACTCCGAGCACGGCCACCATGCAGGCATGCACGCCGTGGCGCTCATGCACGCGGGCTGCCCGCTGTGCGCCGAGTACCTGCGCATCGTGCGCGGCCGCTCCGGGGCCTACATGAAATCCTGCCGGGCCTGTCCCGTGGTGCGCGCAACCGGCGTGCGCTGCGACACCCTGCGCGCGCGCTCGGGCATGGGCGGCGACTGGGCCGCGCACTTCGACCAGGCCATTTTTGTGATCACCCGCGCCCGCCGCGCCCTCCAGCGCATCTATGACTCCATGACCGGAATTTCCTCTGCGTCCTCTGCGCACCCCTGCGCGCCCTGCGTCAATCCTTTGCCTTTGCCTTTGCCTTTGCCTTGCCGGAAGCCGGAAGCCGGAAGCCGGAAGCCGGAAGACGGAAGCCGGAAGACGGGAGACGGAAGACGGGAGCCTGCCAATGGGTGACCTGAAAAAAATCATCTCCAAGCCGCTCAAGTACGGCCTGCCCATCCTGGGCGCGGCGTTCGGCGCCGGGTTCCTGGGCGTGGGCGCAGGCTCGTGGTCCGCGTTCGGCGTGGGCCTGTCCGGGTTCAACGCCGTGCAGGGCTTCATGATCGGCAGCGCCCTGGTGGGCCTGGGTTCCAAAAAGAAGGTCGCCGGGGACTCGGCACAAAGCGCCTACGGGTTTAACCGCCCGGCCAACACATTGAGCGCCAGCCGCGCCGTGCCCATTGTGTACGGCAAAGTCAAGGTCCAGAACGGCAACATCATCTGGGCGCGCACGCACAGCGACGGCCAGACCCGCGACCAGGCCGTGGTCCTGTGCCAGGGCGAGGTCGAAAGCGTCACGGACATCAGGCTGAACAACCGGCCCATCACGGATTTCGACGGGTGCAGCGCAGACGCCTACACCGGCACGGCCGCACAGACACCGGACGCCACGCGCATGGACGGCCACTACAAGGGATCCGTCAAAAACCTCGCCTATGTGGCCGCAACCATCAAAGCGGGTGAGCAGGTCACGGGCGACGCAGCGGTCACAGCCATCGTCAAGGGCCGCAAGATCGCGGTGTACGACGGGGCCACATGGACCACGGAGTGGAGCGACAACGCGGCGTGGATCATTCGCGACTTCCTGGTGGAAATCTGCGGCATTCCCGAGGCCGCGATCAACGATAGCAGCTTCTACGCCGTGGCCCAGCTTGCGGACGCCACGGTCACGGGCCAGTACGACCGCGGCGAAAATGTTGCCCCGTCCGGAACCATCCCAGGCGGCGAAAACCCGAGCCTCGGAAACG